TCACGCGGACCAATGCGGATCAAACGAACGATACGTTTGGCGGGGGTGCGGCCAAGCCCTCCGTCAATGCGCTGATCACCACAGCCAATGACGGCAATAGCACGCATCAGCTGCGTGCCTCGGTCGCACCTGTGGTCGGCGCCGTTGGCTATGCCTGGTTCTGGGGATCGGCCGGAAGCGAAGTTCTCGGCGCAATCAGTTCGATCGCATCCGTCTCGCTCACGAGCGCCCCGACGGGGACGCAGACCGCCGCCTCGCTCGGCACGGCCGACAATTCCGCCAATCTCCTCGCGTTCGACGGACTGCTGACTCAGGCTCTCAAGCCGGGCTCTGGCGCGGCCATCACGATCCAGCCGCAAGGAACAGCCGGCCAAGGCACGCCGCTGACCTCCGACAATGCCGGCGGCATCGTCGAGATCGACGGCGCGTTGAAATTCATGTGGGATGTCCATCGCTTGTCGCCGGATACGATTTGGGTGTCTTCACAGGAAGCCTTGAATATTTCTCGCAAGATCGTCGTCGGAGCCGCCGCCTCAGCGCAGCGCTTCGTCTATGACATCAACGACCAAATGGTCGGCGGTGGGATCATCGTTCGCAGCTATCTCAATCGCTTTTCGATGCAGGGCGGCAACGCGATCGACATCAAAATCCATCCGAACATGCCGGCCGGCACTTTGCTGATGACAACTAGGGCCTTGCCTTATCCGCTGTCGGGCGTCGGCAATCTGATGCAGATCCGCACCCGTCAGGATTATTACCAGATCGAATGGCCGCTGCGCAGCCGCCGTTACGAATATGGTATCTATGCCGACGAGGTGCTGCAGCACTATTTTCCGCCGGCCCTCGCCGTCATCACCAATATCGGGAATGGGTGATCTCGATGCGCTTCTGTCTGCCTGAGGGCTGCGTCGGCGTCACTTACGCCGGCGAGAAGCTGGTGCCTCGTCCCGATGGATCGATCGAAGCGGATGCCACTGCGGCGGCCGCTTTGGCGCCGCACGGGATTTTGCCTCTCGACGAAAGCCCGCCGGCCCCCGCCCGCGACACCCGCGCGCGCGGACAAGATCGGAAGCCAACCAAATGAGCGCGCCTGACGATCTCACGAGCCTTGCCGCCGTCAAGGCTTGGCTCGGCTTGTCCGGCGCTGCTGATGACGCTCTGCTGTCCGGCCTCATCACGGCCGTCAGCCGCGCCGTGCTCGCAGATCTTGGGCGCGGAACGCTTTTGCCGATGAACGTGACCGAGACTTACGATGGGACGGAGTCCGATACGCTTTGTCTTCGCCGTTGGCCGGCGACACAGATCATTTCAGTCTCTCTGGATGGCCTCGCGCTGACCGCCTCCGCTTCGCCGGTCCAAGCCGGCTATGTGTTGGAGGGAGCGGCGGCGGCGCCGCCCGGCGCCATGCAGCGGCTTCTCTATCGTCACGGCTGCTTTCATCGCGGGAAACAGAATTTAACCGTCACCTATCGTGCTGGCTATGAGATCGTCGGTGAGCCAGCGCTCGTTCCCACCGTTGCGCCCTTTCTCGTCACAGCTCAGACGCCCTTCGGCCCTTGGGCTTTGGACACCGGGGTCCTCGGTGCGAGCGGCACCTATACGGTCGTAAACGGGCTTTACACATTCACCCCTGCCACAGCCGGTCAGTCGATCACCCTGTCCTATGGTTTCATCCCGCTCGATCTCGCGCAAGCCACCTGTGAATGGGTCGCCGATCGCTATGCGGCGCGTAGCCGGATCGGCCAGAGCGCCAAGACGCTCGGCGGCCAGGAGACGGTGAGCTTCATCGTCAAGGCCATGCCCGATATCGTCAATCGTCTGCTGCAACCCTATCGTCGCATCGCCCGCTAGGAACATTATGATCACGCCAAGCGATCTCGAAGTTGCCCTGCGCAGAAAAGTCGCGGCCCTACAGGCCGCCCTCCTCGCAAAGGTCGAAGCCAATCTATCGGGTGCTATTCTGCAGGCGCGCAGCGGCACGCTCAAAGCCTCGTTGCAAACGTCTCTCACGGAGACAGCCGGCGTCTTCATGGCATCGGTCGGCAGCGAGGGCGTGCCTTATGCGGCCATTCAGGAATATAGTGGAGTCACCACTCCGCACGACATTTTGCCGGTCAAGGCACAGGCGCTCGCTTTGGTCGGCGTCGGCGGCACAGTGTTCACGAAGCGGGTTCATCATCCGGGCTCGCACATACCGGCACGGTCCTATCTGGCCAGCGCGCGTGACGAGCTTCGCGCAGAGATCGTCGATGGTGTGAAAGCAAGCGTTCTGGCAACGCTCGGGTTAGGCTCGGCCTCATGACCCCCCGTGAACCCGCCATCGCAGCGCTGCTGCAACTCATCACGGCCGCCTGTGATTGGGCGGTGCCGCCCTCGCGCCGGCTGAAGCTCTGGAGTGACGTCCCGGCCGCGATGCGTCCGGCTTGCTTCCTCTTCGAAGGCGGCGCCGAGATCTATGCTGATAGTGCCGGGCCGGTACCGAAACGCAGCCTTGCGCTGCGGCTGTTCATCTATATCGACGCCTATGATTTCACGACGAGCGGCGCTGCGCTCCTCAACAAGATCATGGACGCCCTCGACGCGGCGCTCGCGCCGCAGGGCGCTGATATTTCGCACGGTCGCAACACATTGGGCGGCGCGGCCTACCGCTGTGCCATCGACGGCAAGCCGCTGAAGGATCCCGGCGATCTCGATGGCGACGGGCTTTTGATCGTCCCCATCGTGATCGTCCTCCCCTAGAGCAAATCCCGCCGAAGTGGACACCGGTTCGGTGATAAGGATTTGCTCCAACATATTGAAGGGACGCGATGTCTTATCGACCAGATGAGTCCATCTGGTCGATAAGCGCGCTAGAACGAGGGACAATATATGACTGACCTTAATCCATCTCTGTTTGACGACAATCCCCTCGAAGCTTTGATCGAACAATGGTTCTTCGAATCGTTCCACGGCTCGACGGTCGCGCGCTCCACTGAGGCATGGAATGTGGTCTATGCCGCGAAGGAGGAGCTCAAACGACGGCTCGTCGACCGCGCTGCTAAAACCTCGAATTCTCCCGCCTGAGATTTACGAAAGGAGTCTCCCATGTTCAGCTTCGGCTCGGGCGTGCTTGTCGGGTTACGAACCGACATTGCCAATGCGACGCCCGTCAATTTCGGCCTCGTCCAAGAAGTGACGATCGACGAGACGGCCAGCGTCAAAGAGCTTTACGGGCAATATCAGCGCCCGATCGCCATTGCCAGGGGCACAAGGCAAAGGTCGCGCGCGTGTCGGGCCTTGCCTTCGCAAGCCTGTTTTATGGTGTCGCGCCGATCCAGGGTCAGCTCGCCACATCCTTTGCTGAGGCAGCTAGTGTACCGGCCGTCTCGCCTTACACCGCGACTTGCGCCAATAGTACGACCTTTGCCGATGATTATGGCGTCGTTTATGCAGCGACGGGCTTGCCCTTGGTGAAGGTGGCCGCGAACCCGACGATCGGCCAATATATGGTCAGCGCTGGCATTTACACCTTTGCGGCCGGCGATAGTGGCCGCGCGCTTCTCTTGACCTATACCTACCAACTCTCCGCGGCCGGTCAGAAGTTTGCGGTGACGAACCAATTGCTAGGCACGACGCCGACCTTCCAGGCGCAATTCTTCACAACCTTCCAAGGCCAAGCGGTCTCTTTGAAGCTGAACAATTGCACCTCCAGCAAACTCTCGCTGCAGACGAAGCTCGAGGATTTTACCATCCCTGAATTCGACTTTTCCTGTTTCGCCGATGCAACCGGCACCATCATGACCTGGTCCTTTGCGGAGGCCTCGTAATGCGCCTGCAAGCCAGGGAGATCACGCTCGGCGCGAAGAGTTGGATCATTCGGCCTTTGACCGTGGCGCAAGTGCAGGCGATCGAACCCCTCGTCATCGGCTCGGTCGAGACACGGACCGGATCCATCAATTCGGCCATATCGATCATTCGTCTGGCACTCGATCGCGATCATCCGGCTGATGCCGCCGCCTTGAGCGAGATCGAGACCAGCGCGCCGGAGATTGCAGCGGCGATGCGCGCCATTCTGCAACTCGGCGGTTTCCTACCCAACGGAGATCCCGCACCGGGGGAAGCCGCAGCGGGCCTCGGGCCCGCCTCGACTGGTCCGCTTTCTACGCCCGTCTGATGGCGGGCGCGCATTACACGTCCGCGCAGATCGACGAGCTCCCGATGCAAGATGCGACGGCCCTCCTGTCTTATTGGAGCGAGCGGCCGCCGACCCACGAATTGCTTGCCGCGATCTATCGGGTCGAGGCGAGGCCAAAACCTTCGGTTGAGGATCCGAGCGGGATCGGCGCGCTGATCGCGCGCCATCCCAACGGACAAATATGAGGTGCGATATCCATGGCGGATGAGGTCTCGATTGTCTTTTCGGCCGATATTTCGGACCTACAGCGCGGTCTGCAAACGGCGACCGAGAGTGTCGCCGAGGCCGGCACAGCTATGCGAACGAGCGCGCAGCAGATCGGTGCCTCGTTTGCCGATTTGAGCAAGGCCTATGCAGCCGGCATCGCGCAACGAGCGGAGATTGTCAAAGCCGCAAGCGCCGACGAGCTGGCCGCCGCCCGTGCCGGCGATCGGGCCGAAACGGACATTTTGCTCGACCAAATCAAGACGAAGGAACTGCAGGTCAAGTCCGAGGCACAGCTCTCGCAAATGTCCCATGCCGACGAGATGGCGGCCCTTTTTACCTTGGAGGCTGATCGGGAAGCCATCGAGCAACGCCACCTCGCCTTCCTGCAAGCGACCTACAAGGACAAAGCCGCTGCCTTCGCCAATGTACAGAGGCAGATCGACGAGCTGTCCGCGCAATCGGCACTGAAACGCGAACAGATCGAAGAGACCTATGCCAAGCAGGTTTATAACGACTACCGCACGACCTATGAGCAGATCGCCTCGACGGTATCTGGACAGATCACCGACCTCATCAGCGGCCACGAGACGTTGCGGCAGGCGGTGGCGAATGTGCTTCTGGCCATGATCCGCGACTTCATCGCCGCACGTCTGCGCATCGTCGCCGACTGGGCCGCCGGAGTCGTGGCCCAAACGAGTTTGACGCAGGCAGGACAGGTGGCGGAGACGAGCGCTGTTATGGCCGGCACGTCGGCGCGCACCAGTGCGACGCAGGCCGGCGCCGCGGCCTCGGCCGCCGCGTCGATCGTGACGATCGCCAAGACGATCATCGCCTCGGCCGCCGAAACATTCGCCGGCATTTTCGGCTTCCTGGCGCCGCTGATGGGACCGGCGGCGGCGGGGCCGGCCGGCGCAGGCCAGGCGACGGTGCTCGCTGTCGGTTCGGCTCTCCCCTCCTTCGACACGGGGTCGTGGAACCTGCCCTCCGACATGATCGCACAGGTCCATCGCGGGGAGATGATCATACCTGCCGCGGCCGCCGCGCAGATCCGCGCCGGCGGAGGCCAAGCCGCCGCATCGACCTTCCACACGCATTTCAACGTCACGGCGATGGATAGCATGGATGTCAAACGGTTCTTTTCTGCCAATAGCCGCGTTATTGTCCAAGCGCTCAACGACGCCGTACGGAACGGTTCGCATCTTGGCCTTTCCAAGTTGGGACGCGTCGGATGACCGATCCCCTTGGCATCAATCTCCTGCCAGCCTCGAACGAATGGGTCTATGACCCGCTCCCGCATCGTGCCGCGCGAAGCAACGAGACAACCCTTGTCGTGCAAAATCAATTTGCGGGAGGCTCCGGCGGTGTCACCGATTACACCCTCGCTCTCGACCAGCTGCAGGCGAGCCTGCCGGGTTGCGGCACCGTCTCGCTCGTCTGCGCCTGGTTCGGCAATGCGCTCGATATGACGACCTGCGCCGTATACCCTTCGACGACGTTCATCGGCGGATCGAGCGAGGTCCAAACGGCCGGCGGCTGGGTCACCGAACCCTGGCTCTGCTCCGGCCTCACGCAAGTCTCGCCCGGTCTCATCCCCCTCTCGCAGACCACGAGCGGTCGCTTCGTCTATGGTGGGACGCCGTCTGACCCGTCGATCGTCCGCTGTATTCGTGACCTGAAAGCGCGCGGCTTGCGGGTCACCTTCTATCCGTTCTTGCTGATGGATTGCCCCGGCTATCCATGGCGCGGCCGCATCACCTTCAATGGCAGCGATATATCGAGCGCCGCGACAGCCGCGATCGATCGCTGGCTCGGTTCAGCTTCGGCCACGCAATTCGTGCGTGATACCACCAATCTCACGGTGACTTACACCGGCAGCCCGACGGATTGGACCTATCGGCGGATGATCCTGCATTATGCCAATCTGTGTGTCCTTGCCGGGGGCGTCGATCTGTTCTTGATCGGCTCGGAATTACGCGGCTTGGAGACGCTCCGCGGGCCGAATTGGACGCCGGCTGGCACCGTGCAGAGCGACGGCACCGCGGCCTGGGACTATCCTTTCGTCGCCGGCCTTGTGCAGCTCGCAGGCGATGTCCGCCATATTTTCGATACGGCTGGCCTGACGAAGGATGGCGCAAGCCTTCACAACCTGATCGCCTATTCGGCAGATTGGTCCAATTGGATGGGGTACCAACATCCTGGTGCCAATGGTCAATGGCCTCATCTTGACGCGCTTTACGCCTCGCCTGATATCGATCTCGTCAGTTTCGATAATTATCTGCCGCTCTCCGACTGGACGACCGCCACCGGCGGACTCGACGCCGCCAATTGGAGCGTGCCCGCACCGACAAGTTGGCCACCAGCTGCGGATCAGTTCGGCGGCCTCGGCCTTGCTCAGCCGCCCTCCCTCGCCACTAAAGCCTATCTCAAGGCCAATATTGAAGGCGGTGAGAAATTCAATTGGTTCTACGCCGACGGCGCCAATCTGGGCCGCGGCTTCGATCCGTTGGGATCAGTCTTGCAAGTGTCCTGTCCGCAAGGCGATCGCCTCATCCAACGCCGGACGCCCTATCAGCCGGGCCAACAGATCCTTGCGAATAAAATGCTCCGCTGGTGGTGGGCCAATCCTCATTATGCCGTTTACGATGCCGCGGACGGGCAAGGTTGGGTCGCGCATGGCGCACCCTCCGCTTGGCTGCCGCAGGCCAAATCGATCACCTTTGCCGAATATGGGTTTCCGACCTGCGATAAATGCACGAACCAGCCGAACGTCTTCTACGATCCGAAATCGGTCGAGAGCTTCACGCCCTATTGGTCTGCTTGGGAATCGGCCGAGGGTGGCATCTATCGTCCGGTGCGCGACGATACGTTGGCGGCTCTCGCACGCGAAGCGATCGTCGAATATTGGACGAGCGACGGCCACAATGTAACAAGTGCCGCTGGCGTCAAGATGATCGAGCCGACTTTCATGTGCGCCTGGAATTGGGACGCGCGGCCCTTTCCCGTCTTTCCACAATCGAACAATTGGGGCGATTCGGCCAATTGGCGCGCCGGCACATGGGTCGAGGGCAAAGGACCCAGCTATCCGCCGGCTGCGCCCGATGCGGCGCCGCCGCCAAGCTTGGGGCCGCTCTTCCCGACCTTCACGAGCACATCCTGGTCACTCACCTATCGCCCCGTCTTCTTGACCGAGGCCGCCCTGCATATCTCCGGTCGCGAGAGCCGGAGCGGTCGCAATGCCGCGCCACTCTGGGAGATCACTCTGCATTTCGACAGTTTGAGCGATGAGGTGCGCGCGGACTTGCAGCTCCTCATGGGCTTTTACGACAGAATGGCGGGCGCCGCCGATTCCTTTCAAGTGACGATCCCGTCGGAGCTCGGGCTCGGCGCGACGCTCGCGTGCCGCTTTGCCGATGACACGCTCGACGTCGAGGCGTTCATGCAGCATGTCTATGCGGTCAACGCCCTTGTGCTGAGATCCATGCGCTGATGCCGCCGCTCCTTCCGTCTTTGCCAGGACAAGGGTGGTCGGTTCACAAACGGCCAAGCTTTTCCACGCGCGTCGTCCCCCATGTGTCCGGGCGGGAGGTGCGCTCGCCTTATTTCGCACAGACACTTTACGAATTCGAAGTCAGTTTCGACGCGCTGGCAGCGAGCAGCGGAGCGGCCTTGGCCGGCCTCGGCGCCAATTCGCTCCAGACGCTGCTCGGCTTCTATCTGTCCTGCCAAGGTCAATATGGAACCTTCCTGTACGTCGATCCAACCGACAGCAGTGTCCTTAACCAAACAATCGGCCTTGGCGACGGCGCCACGACCAACTTTGCGCTGCAGCGGACGCTCGGACCCTACACTGAGCCCGTTTCATGGGCTACTGGGGTCAGCGCGGTCACGCTCAACGGCGCTGCCCAAACCGGTTGGTCGCTCACGTCACCCAATCTCTTGACCTTGCCAAGCGCCCCAGCGGCCGGCGTCACCATCGCGGCCAGTTTCACTTACGCTTTTCTCTGTCGCTTCCTCGACGATCAAGAGGATTTTGAAAACGTCATGTCGGGGCTTTGGCAGGTCGCCTCTCTGAAGTTTCGTAGCGTGCGAACCTCATGAAACCCGCCTCCCCCGCGCTCGTCAGCTTCCTCGCTTCGCAGCGCACGTTGAAAGATACGCCGCTCCTGATGGCCGATCTTTATACGATCGCTTTGCAATCAGGGACTGTCTTGACCTATACGAATGCTGATCTTTCGATCGTTTCGAACGGTGTGACCTTCGTCGCAAACAGCATTTTGATCGACGGCCTCGCTTATCATTGCAAAGCGGGGCTCGATGTCGATCAGCAGCAGGTGACGATCGCGGCGCGGCCTGTCGATACGATCGGTGGCGTGCCCTTTCTCATCGCGCTCGCCCATGGCGTCTTTGACGGAGCCGAGATTCAACGCGAACGCGCCTTCTTTACGAGCTGGAGCGCGCCACCGGTCGGTAGCGTGGTCCTTTTCAAGGGCCGCGTCGCGACGATCGATGAGATCGGTCGGACCTCGGCCAAGATCACCGTCGCCTCCGATCTCGTGCTGCTCGATGTCGATATGCCGCGCAACTATTACCAGTTGACGTGCAACCATACGCTTTATGATTCAGGGTGCGGCCTGACCAAAGCGGCTTTCGGCACCAGCGGAAGCGTCGGCGCCGGGGCAAGCGCGCTGATCATTCCCTGGCCCGGCGCCGCGACAATTCATACGCTTGGGACGATCCTGTTCACATCGGGCACAAACAATGCCGTGCAAGCGACGATCAAAAGCGCCGTCGCTGGCGTCTCTCTCACGCTCAACTACCCGCTCTATTCGGTCCCAGCAGCCGGGGATACGTTCATTGCCTATCAGGGCTGTGACCATCGTCGCGGAACATGTCAGAACCAGTTCAACAATCTTGCCAATTTTCGTGGCTTCCCCTTCACGCCACCTCCAACCACAGCCTATTGATGCACGTTCCTCGCAAAACACTTGTCGCGGCCGCCCGCGATTGGATCGGCACGCCCTATCATCCTTGCGCCGATCTGAAAGGGGTCGGTGTCGATTGCGGCATGCTCATCGTCCGGGTTTTCGTCGACGGCGGGCTCTGCGCGCCGTTTGATCCACGACCTTATCCGCCCGACTGGCACCTTCATCGCGACGAGGAACGCTATCTCGGCTTTGTCACGACCGCCTGTCGGGAACGGAGCGCGGAGGAGCAATCTTTGCCGGGCGATATAGCGGTCTTTCGCATCGGTCGCTGTTGGGCGCATGGCGGCATCGTCACCATGGCAGAGCCGCTGACAATCGTTCATGCCTTTTCGCCGGCCGGTTGCGTCATCGAGGAGCCCGTTAGTCGTAACGGTCTTCTCGCTTCGACAAAGCGACAACCGCGTATCTTTTCGCTGAGCGCCTGGACGATTGATGAGCCCCGATAGGGCCGAAGTCTAGCAATCCTCTAATCCAACGATAGCAAATACGGTCTCTCATGAGCTTTCTGCGAACAGCGGCGCCGCAGGTGCAGACGCCGACCTATACCGGCGTGCAGATCCAAACGGCGTCGAGCGCGTTACCCATTCCTATTGTTTACGGGACAAATTGTGTCGGACCGAACATTGTCTGGGCGGCCAATTTCACGACGACGCCGACCTATTCGCAGTCCGGCGGCAAAGGCGGGTTATTGAGCGGTGGCCCGCAGCAGACGGGCTATAGCTATTCGGCCGCGCTCGTCATGGGCCTCTGCGAAGGGCCGATCAACAGTCTCGGCTCTGTCTTCAATGGACAGACTGTGACCGATCCACCGACCGCCAATATCGACTTCAACCCCGGCACGACGCCGGCCGAGATCTGGAGCTATCTCTCCGCTAATTTTCCGAGCCAAGCGCTCACTTACGTCGGCACGGCCATCGCCGTCTCGACCAATTTTAATCTCGGCTCCGGCGCATCGATCGGTTCGCTCTCCATTGAGGTTTCAGGTCTTTGCTACGGGTCCAGCACGATCTCGACCAATGATGCCGATCCGGCCACGGTCATCGCGGATTTCCTGACAAATGCCCAATATGGCTGCGGCTTTCCAGCGGCCTCGCTCGATGCGACATCGCTCTTCGGCTCCGGCAATGATGCCTCCTATCAAACCTATTGCCGCGCTCAGGGGCTGGCTTTTTCGCCCGCGATCAACAATGCGGAGAGTGCCAATTCCATCCTCGCGCGCTGGCTTCAGCTGACGAATGCGACGGCCGTCTGGTCGGGCGGCCGGCTGAAGATCATGCCCTTCGGCGACCAGCCGGCCTCGTATAAGCAGCAGAACGGCGCCATGATCACCTATCAGCCGATGACAAGCACTGTGGGCGATTTGACCGACGATGATTTCATCGCCGATACTTCAACCGATCCGGTGCGGATCACCCGCAGCGATCCCTATTCCGCACCGAATGTCGTGCGTCTCGAAGCGCTCGACCGGTTCAATCAATATGCCGCGACGACGGTTGAAGTGCGCGATCAAGCCTCGATTGAGCGGACGGGATTGCGGCCAGGGTCGGCGATCACGGCGCATGAATATTGCCGCCTCTTCATGGCGCGGACGGCAGCTCATCTCATCCTGCAACGTGGTCTTTATATCCGTAATACCTATGCCTTCAAACTATCCTGGGACTATTGCCTCCTCGAGCCGATGGACCTCGTAACGCTTACGGACGCCGGGCTCGGCCTCAACCGGACGCCAGTGCGTCTCATCGAGATCGCGGAAGGTACGGATGGCCTCCTCTCGATCCTCGCGGAAGAATGGCCGGCTAATATCGGAACAAGCCAGGGTCTGGCGATCGATTCATCGGTCAACACGCCGCTCAATCGCGCGGTGACGCCGCTTCCGGTCAATTGATATGCCGATCATTTTCGAACCCCCCGCAGATTTGACCGGCGGCGTGCCGCAACTTTGGGCCGGCCTGTCAGGCGGCACGGCGACCGCGGCCGACCCCAATTGGGGCGGCGCGGCGATCTTCGCCTCGACCGATAATGCGACCTATGTGCAAGTCGGAACAATGGCGGGTCCGGCTCGCCAAGGCGTGACGACGACAACGCTCGGCGGCTTGCCAGGCACAACGAGCGACACGCTGACCGTCAGTTTCGCCAAAAGTGCCGCGACCATTTTACCGACAAGCGCACCGACGCTTCTCCTCGTCGATACGGAAATTTTGAGTTTCACAAGCGCCACGCTCGTTGCACCCTTCACTTATCAGCTCGGCGGCTTGCAGCGCGGCGTCTATGGGCATAACGGCGGCGCGCACGGTATCGGAGCGCCGGCGCTGATCCTCGACAAATCCGTCTTCACTTATACGCTGCCACTCGCCCTCATCGGCACGCCGATCTTCCTCAAATTCGCGAGCTTCAATCTGTTCGGGCAGGCGATGCAGAGCCTCGCCACATGTCAAGCCTATCAGGTGACGCCCATCGGCTCCGGCTATCTCGGCCCGGTCACGCAGGCCCTCGCGACGGGGGCGGCGCTTGACGAAGGGCTCGCGTCCACCGCAGCGACCGAGCTCGACAGCTACGGGCTGGCGTCCGATCCCTATACGATCACCATCGACATGGGGCTCGCCTCCGATGGGCTTGCCGCTTTGCCGGTCCCGACGGGTGGAACAGGCGCAACGACGGCCGCGCAAGCGCGCGCGAATCTCGGCGCCGCCGCTTTGGGATCAAACTCCGATATTACGAGCCTCGATACGCTCACCGCCGTGACGACACCGGCCGGCCCGGCGCTGACGGTCGATCCAAAGACCGGTCATGTGGGCTTGGCAGGCTATCAAGCGGATGCCAATAATGCGCTCGGGGTGACGGGCACCGCCTGCCTCTTCGCCGCCGCCACTGATTCGATGCGCTTTACCTTCTCGAAGATTGCACCGGCCAATGACGCCGCGCTGACGTTCCAAACCAATTTTTCAACGCGCGCTTTGGCCGGCCTCCTCGGATCGGACGGATTTCAGCTGAAAGTGTCGCCTGACGGGGCGAGCTTTTACCAGGTGTTCGTCTGCGACCAGACGAATGCGAATACTGCCTTCAAAGCCTTGTTGGGATTGGCGAGCTATTCCGTCGCTGCGCTGCCCGCAGCGGGCTTCAATGGCGCGCTCGCCTTCGCCAGCAATGGGCGCAAGATCGGCGAAGCGGCGGGCGCCGGAAGCGGCGTCGTCGTCGCCTTTTCGAACGGCAATTGGCACCGCCTCTCCGACGATACGATCGTCGCAGCCTAAGGAAGAGACATGAGCGTTCAAGTCAAACGCCGGCGCGAGGCGGCGAGCTTTCTGGCGACATTCGTCGGCGCGCCCGGCGAATTGATCGTCGATACGACGAACAACCGCGTGCAAGTTCACGACGGTGCGACGCCAGGTGGCTTTGCCGCTGCGAAGCTCTCGGAAGTCGTCTCGAATACGCGAACCTCGGTTGCGGATGCATCCTATAATGCGCTGCCGAGCGATCGCACGATCGCCTTTACGGCGCTGAGCGCGGCGCGCAGCGTGACCCTGCCGCTGGCGGCGTCTTACCCAATGGGCACGATCCTCACGATTCTGGATGAAACCGGACTCTGTTCCCCCGCTACGCCGATCACGATCATCCGCGCCGGTACGGATATGATCAATGGCGCGACGTCGGCCGTTGTGGCAACGGCCTACGGCTATGTCGCGCTCCAAAGCAATGGCGCGGGCCATTGGACCATCGTCGACCAGATTCCCTTCTCCGGCCTGACGACGCTCGCGCAATCAGCGAGCCTCGCCAACATCCAGCTCGGGGTCGCAGAACTTTTGGTCGCTCTGTCCGGCACCACGGTGACGACAGGCCTGCAAATCCCCGCTCGCGCCATCGTTCTCGCCGTCTCGTCGCGCACAATCGGTGCGATCGGCGGCGCGCCGTCCTATGGCGTCGGCGTCGCCGGCAATCCGACGCAATTTGGCGGCAGCCTCGGGATCGCTCTCGGTAGCACCAATATCGGCGTAATCGGCCCAACTGCTTTCTACAGTCCGACACCCTTGGTCGTGACCCCGACAAGCGGCAGTTTTACGAGCGGCCAAGTGCGTCTTGCCTTGCATTATTTGGCCTTTAGCGGGCCCAGCTCCTGATCAATCAGATTTGAGATCAAATTGAAATAAGGTCGACAGCTTCTGCTGCGACGGGCCCATCGCGAGCCGCTCGCGGGCCTCATTTTGGAGACGATCGATCATGAAAACCTCCTCGGCTGGCGTCGCTGCGATCGCGCAGCGCGAAGGACGCCGCTTGTCCGCCTATCGCGATGGTCGTGGCGTCTGGACAATCGGCGTCGGCCATACGGGCCGTATGTCGCCGCCGCCTGTCACGCCTGACATGAAGATTACACAGAGCGAGTGCGACATGCTGCTGGCGCAAGATTTGGCGCCGGTGGAAGCGGCGATCGATTCGGCTATTCGCGTCCCGCTGACGCAAAACGAATTCGATGCGCTCGCAAGTCTCGGCTTCAATATCGGTGCCGACAAGCTTCGAGGCGCGCAGGTCGTCCGTCACCTCAATCGCGGCGATGTCGCCGCCGCCGCCAAAGCCTTTCTTAATTGGTCGAAGCCGGCAAGTCTGCTGACGCGCCGGCAATCCGAAATGGCCCAGTTCCTCGCCGGCTCCGCCTTATTGCAAGAGGCTCGATCTGTCCTGACGCAACGTGCCGATCAACTCGAACTGGCGGCAAAAGCGGTTAAGGTGAAGGCGCGCACGGCAGGAGCGAGTGTCGCTGTCATCGCGCCGGCCGGTGTCGCCGCCGTTGCGACGACCCACGCGCACCAGTCCCATATCGGGCTGCTCATCGCGATCGCCTTGGCGCTGGTCGGCATCGCGGCGGTCTCGGTCATCGCCGTCCTTGCCCGTCACGCTCAGGCCTTGCGCGCCAACGCCGCCCTGACGCGCGTCGTCCAACCTTTGCCCTCAACCGAACTCGGGAGCAATCAATGACCGCGATCGTTTTCCTTTTTCTACTGGCCGCCTGCATCGGCTTTTGGAGCCTCGGGGCTCCCGCCGTCGTCGTCTTTCCAATTGCCTTGGCCGCCTGGGTCGCCTTCGGCCTCGTCCTGATGCCGAAACTGCGTACCTACAAAAGTGCGATGGGACTCGACGATCAATTGAATGCGTTGGAGGCGAAGAGCCTCGCCTTTGTGTTGACCTCATTGAAGGGGCTCAAGGTCGTGATCCTCGGATTCCTGACGTCGATGATTCCCTTCCTCGGCTCGGCCGCCCAATGGCTGAATGGTCAGAATCTCAACTTCTTTTTCGATCCGAACGATCCGAAAGCGCAACAGAGCGTGATGTTCGTCATCGGGGCCATCGTCTTCCTCGTCCCGTTCGTCACCTCCTGGCTGCATTCGGCTGCCCTTGCCGAAGCGGCCAAAACAGAGCCGAAGGGCTAGGCTGATGGGCGCCCTCTTCGCCTGGCTCGGCCAATTATTCGGTGGCAGCTTCGCCTCGCTGTTCACCGCCTTATCCAACTCGGTCTTTCAATATTTTGCCAAGTCCAAGGACACGACGCTCGACGGCTTCAAGACCGCATCAGGCCTCGACGAAAAAGCCTATGAGGCCTGGCTCGCTTACGAGCAGGCCAATGCGACGATCGCAGAGGCGTCGCCCTCATGGTGGGGGCCGAAGCTGCTTTTGATGATGGTTGGAGCGCCGGCCTGTTTGCACGTCGCGCTCGTGTTTCTCGATTCGAGCCTCAAGCTCGGCTGCAATCACTACGGCTGTCTCAACGTGCCGGATGTCCCGACCCGTTGGATCCAAACTGAAAATATGGTTTTGAGCTTCGTCTTCGGGGTTTCGGTCGTCGGGCCCATGGCGTCATCTGTCACCGCTTGGCTTCACAGGCGGTGAATAGTCGAGGCTCCGACCAGCGCGCTCTAAACTTGCAGCGGGCGCAAATCGCTGCGGCTGACGGTCCGCAGCTCTTCCCCATCGCGAATGAGGCACTGCGTCGATCCCGGCACCGGCTCCACGTTGACGATGATAATGTCGTGACCGATCAAACCCCAATCATCATCCGCGAGAGCGACCTTCTCGCCGGCTGAAAAACCGAATTTGCGGAGATCGAGTTCGCTATCCATGCCGACTCCTGATTCTGTCGGGCAAATATGCCACGTCCGTTACAATCCGTAACATTAATTCACAGTTAACCTTGAGGGTTCCCTTCGCCGTTTGTCGCAAGCCAAGCTTGCGCGCGGCGTGCCGTCGCAGGCTGTCCCTCCTTTTCGAGCGGGTCCCGACATGATCGACGTTTCGGCGATTTTGGCGCCCTTCGTGAGCGAAGCCGTGCGCGATTTCGGGCTCTGGTCGCTGGTCCCTGTTCTCTTGGGCGCGAGCGTGTTCGAGGTCCGCCGGACGCTTCTCGCGAAGGACGATGAGATCGCGACGCTGCGGCGACAGATCAGGGATCTGCAGGAGAAAAGTCTCGGCGACGCGCGCGAAATGATCCGCATCGCGGAAGCGGGCGCCGCGGCCACCGCCTCTCGCTCACAGAGCGACCAACGGATCGCCGACCTCATCGAGGATCTGCTGCGCCGCCAAGCGAGCCAAAGCCTTTTTCGGGGACGCCGATGAGGCCGCTGCGACTATGGCGACGCCGGGCGGGCGTTCTGCCGAGCGACCTGTCGGCAAAGGATCCGCCGCCAAAAAGGCCAACGCCCTCCGGCGCCGGCCGCGACCCGATCACCGAGATCATCAAAGCCGTCGTCTCGGCCGATGTCCGCGCAATGAGCCTCAATGCCGAAACCTATGAGGTGCGGGTCCAAGCGATGATCAAAGACTGGACCGAAAGCGCGCTGGCGCGCTTTCCCTCTGATTGCCCCGTTCGATGCCACGAAGCTGCAAGACTTCGGCCTTAGGTTGCGCGCATGCCGACGCCTTCGCAAAATTTTCGTCTCATCGAGCGCTTCCTCGAAATGATCGCCGCTGAACGCGGTGCAGCCGCCAATACGCTCGAGGCCTATCGACGCGACCTCACGGCCTATTGCGCCGGCCTTGCCGCGCGGACCTGCGGGCCGCTCGATGCGCAGACGCCCGACGTGCGCGCCTATGTGGCGAGCCTCGACGCTGCCGGCTTCAAGCCTAC